ATCGGGCGCTTTGTCTGCACCAACCTTCACCCTTGCCGCCGCTTCTGCTGGATCTGGTCAGGTAGCACTTGCTAACGCAACTTACTACTTCTACCTAACCGCTGACGCTGGCGCATTTGGTGAGAGTGTGCTTTCATCAGTTGTTTCTCAGGCAACCACTTCACAGTTGATCAACATCTCAGTGACCCCTGTTGCTGGTGCGCTTGGCTACAAAGTGTATGTCGGAACTTCAACTGGTGCGGCAAACGCAAAGTATGTTGGTCGCATTTCGGGAACCACTGGAACCTTGCAGGGCCCAACCAGCACCACCACCACTGGCGACAACCTAGTTTTCAGCACCACTGGAACTTTGGCTTCGACCATCACTGGTGACACATCTGCTTTCGCAACTGGTTATGACGGCATCATTCCGCAGATCGTTGCTAACGGCGGAACTGTCAGCAACATCAACTCGGTATTCAGCACCAGCAACCCTGGTGTCGAGTTCCAAAATGTATTCGCAACTCTTTACAACTCAGTCAAGGCTGACCCAGACGAGATTTTCTTGAATGGATCAGACCGCAAGCAGTTGTCAGACGCTATCAAGAATGGATCAACTGCAAACTACCGTTTGAACCTGACCCAGTCTGACAGTGGCGACTATGTTGGTGGCGCTGTAATTGGTGCGCTCTACAACGAGATCACTGGCAAACTTGTGGACTTGACCGTTCACCCATGGTTGCCACAGGGCGTTGCGCCTGTAATGTCTTACACCTTGCCAATTCCTGACACCGAAGTTTCGGATGTTTGGGCGGCTGTCAATGTGCAGGACTACATGGGCATTCAGTGGCCTGTCACTCAGTTCGCATACGAGAACTCGACCTACTGGCGCGGAACCCTTGTTGGCTACGCACCGACCTACAATGGTCTAGTCACTGGCATTAAGTCAGCGTAATCAACTGAAACCTGAAAGGGGTGCAGGGTTGCCGTCATGGTGATCCTGCACCCTTTTCTAAATCGGAAGGAAGAAACAAATGGCAGAACTTTTGGTTCCCAATGATGGAGTGCGTGGCGCGGATATCGCTAGCGAGAGCGGCACAAAAAAGTATGATGCAGATCGGCGCGGTGTGATCAATGTTGATAACCCTGCTCATGTTCGGCAGTTAGTTAGCGAAGGTTTTACTCGCAGGGGCGTTTCTCTGGGAGTGGGTCAAAGTCGTTTCAGAACTTGGAATTGCTCTTGTGGCAAACCAAGTTTTGAATACCAGATCAACTGTGTCCACTGCAAAGCGGATAGAGAGATCAGCGAAGTAAAGGATCAAGATGGCAACAGCGATTAGTCCGATCAAGCGACAGGTGAGCAAGCCTTACCTGACCTTGCAGGAATTCAAAAACGCACCGACAGCGTTGGACTACGGCAACCTTGTGGTTGGCGGAAACCAAGCGGCTCAGGATGCGGAACTCAGCAACGCTATTTTGCGAGCATCTTCGTGGATTGATCAATTCTGCAATCAGATCATTGGCGCGACTGTGGATGTTGAGCAACAGCGGATCAGGATCCGACCAGATGGCACGCTTCGGTTCCATCCGAAATACTTCCCAATCGTTGCGCTGACTGATCTAAACATTGGCTTCCAGCCAAACCAATTGACGGCGGTGCAGGATCCGTCACAGGCTTGGCTTGAAGAAGGTCAAGTTGTTTTTCCTTATGCAAGTCTGCCAACCAACATGTCAAGTCAAGGACCACTCGGTTTCGGCTTCCCTTCGACACCGCGCGCAGAAACTTACATAAATTACTCTTATGTCAATGGCTATGGAAATAGCACATTGGCTTCATCCGCGAGCGCGGGCGCAACCACTTTGGTTGTGGATGATGGAACTGGTTTCGTTGCGGGTGAGATGTTCACCATTTATGACGGCGCAAGCACTGAGCGTGTCACAGTCGCATCAACTTACACCTTTGACAGCAACACGATCCCTTTGACCAGCGCACTGCTATTCACGCACGCGGCAGGAGTTTCGGTTTCTTCATTACCAGCGGCTATCAAGCAAGCCTGTATTTTGGTCACTAGCGCCTTCCTGAAAATTCGCGGGGATGCAAGCATGGTGATGCAGGTGACAAGCAACCCAACAACCCAGATCCCTAACTCTCAGAATTTAGGAACAGATCTAACGATCGCGCAAGAGTTGTTGAAGCCATTCCGCAGGATCCGCTAATGCCAAGCAAAAGGCAAGAAGTCAGAACCGCAGTCAAAGAATGGGTGGATCTAGCCGCGATCCCAAACCTGAACCAGACCTTCACTTCATTTCCTAAGCGGATCAACTTCCAAGAGAACAGCACCGCAGGGCAAATGACCCGCGCGGCAGGTGTCGTTTACATCAGTAGCGAAAATGAAAGCCGCGTTGCTGTCGGTGGCGCTTACTCTGGTTGGAAACGCATTGATTACACAGTGGAGTTTCAGATCTATTCGCACAGCCTTCAAAACTATGCGCAAGACGCAATGGATGATTTTGATGAAGTCGTTGATGCGGTAAAGGATCAACTTAGGGCTGGCGGGCATAGACTTGGAAAGACTGATGGCGACATTATTTGGCAAGCCGCAGAGCCGAGCATTTCGGTTTCTTATGGTGAACCAAAAACCAATGATGGTGGCGCAACAGAGATCTGGGCGGCAGTCATGTTCACAGTCACTCAGATGATCCAAAGTTAGGAACAAGATGGCAACTTACATTTACAAGGGCGAAAACGCTTTGACCTTTCCAACCCTGAAAGATGCAGACGGCAATGTTTTGGTCGTCAGCAAGGGTGATGTTTTTGATGCGCCAGAAGGTTTGGTTGCAGATGGAGTGGAAACTTCGTCTGCTAAACTAGGCAAGTCTAAGGTCGCAGAAACAGTTTTGGCTGATGTAGCCGAAGAAACCGAACCTTCGAACAAGGAGAACTAAACCAATGTCTGTTCAGAATTCAGTCAGATCCTATCTTGGGATCGCAAAAGAAACCACCAAAGGCACCGCTGTTGCGCCTACTGCTTTCATTCCTGTTGCGCAGAGCAAATTCAAGCCTGTTGATGTAATTGATCCGCTAATGGATCAGGGGCTTCGCGGCTCTATGGTGAAGGACTATGCCTATGTGCAGGGTCGAGTTCACTCAACTTTTGATTTTGGTGGATCTGTTTTTCCTGACACTTTTGGTTGGGCTTTGGCGGGCATCATGGGATCAGTCGCAACGACTGGTTCAAGTGCGCCTTACACGCACACGATCTCGCTGAAAAACGCAACCGCTGTTGGTGGCGACACTCAGCCAACCGCTTTCACCCTTACCGACTTTTACGCGGCTAATGTGCGCGAGTATGCGGGTTGCCAGATCCATGATCTAAATGTCACCTTCTCAGCAGATGGTTTGATGGAGTTTGACGCAAAGGCTACTGGGTTCCAAAGTGCGACCGCTTCGACCCCAACCCCGTCATTCACTACTGTCTTGCCGACCCCTGTTTGGCAGGGAACTGTGACCATTGGCGGTTCGGCTGTTTCTAACGCGGTGGATGGATCAATTACTTTGACCCGCCCAGTCACCCCGATTTATGGAATTGCTAACACTCAGGATCCTTACAGCGTTTTCGTTGGCGGTCTTGAAACCAAAGGACAGTTGCGCTTTGTCATGGAAAATGATGATCGCCTGACCGAGTTCCTAAGCAACACTCAGCCAGCAATCGTTTTGAACTGGTCTGCTGGTGCGCTTACTACCGCAACGCAGATCCAAGCCACGATCACAAAAGGCGCTTACACCGCCGCAGTGATTGACCGCACAAAAGATTTCGTTGAAGTGGTCATTGATCTTACTGGTATAGCAAACACAACAGACGCGGGAAGCACAGGTGGCTATGCCCCTGTTAAGTGGGTCTTGAAGAACGCTGTCGCTAGCGGCATTTACCAGTAAACAACTGCGGTGGTGGCTAACTCCACAGGTGCCTTCCCCTGAGCCACCACCGCTTCTCTAAACCCATAGGAAGGCAAGGAAGGTATGAATGAGCATCAAAATTGTTTTGCCCGTTAGCGGGGCTTCTGTGACCTTGAAGGCTGTTGCCAGTTTCAAGCAAAAAGAGCGCGAAGCAATCTACAAGGACACCGAAGACATTACCAACAAGGCGATCGGTGGTTGGCAGATTGTCAAAAATACTTTGGCTATTCTGATTGAAGATTGGACTTTGGATCTTCCACTGCCAAAACTTGATCCGACAGTTTTTGGCGAGTTGGAAGTCGCAGATTTTGAAACCCTGAAAAAGCACAGCGAAGAAGCATTGAAGTTGTTGTGGCCTGATCTCTCTGAGAGCATTGCGAGTAAAGCCGACCCAAAAGCGGATACCGCAAACTTCAACGACTAAAATGGGTGTTGAAGGGTAATCAAAGAAGTGATGATCATGATTACCCAGATGCCGAGTGGCGCTACTTTTATTTCGCAGAGCGTTTCGGTTGGACACCTTCGCAAGTGGATGAAGAACCAGCGGTCTTGCTAGATTGGTTGCAGGGCATTGGTGGAATTGTGGATCAAGTAAAGGCTGAGAGTTTCGAGAAATAAATGCCAGTCAGCATCACGATCCCCAACCTGCAAGCCACTATCAAAGCAGTTGATCTGGCGGCTAAACAGATCGAGTTAGCCGCACAATTCGGCGTGAACATGATCGGCAACGCGGTCTTGCGCCAAGCGGTGAAAAACGCAAACACAGGACACCACAAAGTTGGCGAAGGTCACATACCTGGAACGGGGCCTGGACCAAACACTGCAAGCACAAGTCTGCGTGACAGTATTCGCGCGGAACGCCGCAAGGGTTTTGGATCTTATGAAGTGATCGTTGCACCGACAGTGATTTATGCGCGCGCTGTTGAATTGGGCAATCCGCGTTGGCGGTCAGGCGTGCGCTATCCTTATATGGAACCTGCGGCTGTTGCGATCAGTAGTCGCGCACAGGCAATTTTTATTGAAGCATTTAGATCCAAGTTAAGGGGTTAGCACTATGAGCGAAATCCCACCAATTGCTATCCGCGTGTTTTTGGAAACTGGTCAAGTTGTGGCTGGTGCGAATAAAACTGAAAACGCGCTAAAAGGCATTGGCAATAGCGCCGAAAAGAGTTCAGGCAAAACGAATTTGCTTAGTGGCGCTATGAAGGCGCTTGGTGCTGTGGGGATCACTGCGAGCCTGTCAGCGATTATTCACAAATTTGACGAGATGGGGCGAGCCGCCGCCGCAGATGCTAAATCTCAGGCTTTGCTTGCTAACTCAATGGAAAATGTGATCGGTGCGAATTCTTCGCAGGTCGCAAGTGTTGAAGATAGCATCCAGAAGTTTAGTTCGCTTTATGCAGTGCTTGATGATGACATAAGACCAGCAGTGTCGCAGTTTGTGCGTGTCACTGGTGATGCCACAAAAGCAACACAACTTACGGATCTTGCTTTGAATGTTGCCGCTGGCACAGGCAAAGACATGACGACCGTCACCCTCGCATTGAGCAAAGCATATCAAGGCAACACTGCTTCGCTTCAACGATTGGGCATCAATGTCAAAGGTCTTGAAGATCCGCTTGGCGCTTTGGCAAAACAGTTTGATGGTGCCGCAGAAGCCGCCGCGAACCTTGATCCATATCAGCGAATACAGGTCGCAATGGACAACACGCAAGAAACGATCGGCGCGGCTCTTTTGCCAGCAATGAATGATCTTGCAGACTTTTTGAACAGTTCCGAATTCATTGACGCAATCGGGGATGCGGCTACTCAATTCGGCGACTTTGCTACTGGTCTGGGAATTGTTGCGGATGAAACCGAACTATTTTTGAAACGAATTGAAACTGCTTTCAGTCAGTTCGGCATAAAAATTGATTTCAGTGGTTTTGATCAATTCTTGCGCAGAACAAACTGGGTCTATGGCTTGCTAATGGGCATCAAGGAAATGGGTTTTGGATGGGCCTTCTGGCTTAGAGCAATTCGGAAGTATTCGCTCGATTGAAAATCTCAAACCAAATTTGCCAACCGATTATAGCCCTGACAAAATAAAGGGCGAAACTGTTGCCGAGAAACTTGTCAAGGTCAAGGCTATTTTGAAGGACAGCCAGACCGCTGTTCGCAACGCGCAAGATAGTTATGCGCAAAGCGTTTATAGCACTTACCAGACTTTCAGCAAGCAAGTGGTTGAGATCACGCAAAGCCGCGACACGGCTCTCGCGGATCTTGAAAAGTCGCACAAAGAGAACATGCTGTCAATTCAGCGCGACTACAAAAACCAACTTCAAGGGATCGTGCAAGAAAGCATGGATCAGTTGCGCAACGCTTTCAAGTCTGCTTCGCAAGTTGATGTTGGCGCAATGTTCGCCAAGAACCTGAGCGCAAGCGACATTTCGGGAGTGGTTGCGACCCAGATGAAGGGCGGGATCGAAACCGCTGTGAGTTTCTGGGGAAGTCCAAGCGCGGGCGCGGGCGTGGGCGGTCTGTTAGACAGCCTTACTGCGAAACTCAAAGGATCACGCAAACTTGTCGAGAACGCTGGATCGCTTTCGGGCGCGGGTTTCTCTCAGACATTTATTCAAAGCATTGTTGGGCAGGGCGCTGACGCTGGCAACAAGATGGCGGAAGCACTGCTTGGCGCTACGCCTGAGATGCAGAAGAACCTGCAAGCGGTGTTTGCTGAGAGTGAAAAACTTAGCAACACAGGCATGGATGCTTTGGCAAAAGCGATCTATGACAAGAGCGGTTTGGCTACGGATGAACTAAAAAATCTTTACGCAAAAACTCAGTCGGATCTTGTTCAAGCAATGGCTGATGAACAACAGGCTTATGTGAGCCAACAGGCTGAGATCCACCAGACTTTTGTGACCGCTATGGCGGAAGCAAACAAGGCGCTGACAAGTGCGCTAAACACTGCGGGTGTTGAGTTGAATAAGAGCCTTGACAAAGTGACAGCAGACATGAACGCAAAACTTGCGCCTTACAAATCGGTTTTGGGCAAGGTCGCGGGATCGTTGGGATCCACAAAGTCTTTGATCTCAGGATCTTATTCAAACGCGCAGAACGAAATTCCTGGCTTCACAACGGCGCTTGGTCAGGCAAATGCTACTCTTGCGAACAACATCACGAACAACTACTATGTCAAAACAGATGTGCAGACAAGCGACAGCCCTGAACAATACGCTCAGGCAGTCACTAATGCGATCAAGTTTGGTGCGCCAATCATGGTTGCGAACTAGGTGGAAAAATGAGCCTTAGCAACTATCAATTTCAATTCGGATCATTCACCTTCGGCGCTGGATCAAACTACCAGATTTTGTCAGTGGATGGGCTGGAAGGTTTACCAGAACTCAGCACGCAGGATAGTGATCGCGGTTTCAATGACGGAATGTTTTCTGGGCGCGATTTCTTGCGCGGTCGCCAACTAATTTTCCAAATGCTCGTTTTGGCGGGAAGTGGCAATTCGGCGCAACAGAACTTCAACCTGTTGCAGACCAGTTTGCTTTACCAGCAACAAGGCACTACTGCCATGAATTTCAAGTTGTCGCCAACCGATAGTGAATACCTGATCAATGCCCGCGTGCGATCAGTCAAAGCAATAGTGGATCCTGAATTCACATATGGGTTCATCAAAGTTGCGGTGAACATGTTCTGCCCTGATCCGCGCTACTATTCGGCTACGACTACGACAGCGACCATGACAGTTCAACCCCCGCAGGGCAGAACTTACGATCGAACTTACAACTTGGTTTATGGTGGCGGTGCGCTCAGTAGTTCAACAGTGATCACCAACAATGGTTGGACAACGACTTACCCGACAATCACGATCACAGGGCCAGCAACGAACATTGTTTTGGGCAACATTGGCATGGGCGAATACCTGACAATCAACTATGCTTTGACAAACACCGAAACTTTGGTCATTGATCTTGATCAGAAAACGATCACGCTCAATGGAGTATATGCGCGCAATCTTTTGGCGGGCAACTCAAAGTGGTTCAGTGCGCCCCCTGGCACCAGCAACTTTTATTTCACCGCTTCGAATACTGACGGCTCAACGAGCGCGGTCGCTGTCTATCGGTCTGCTTATGTCTAAACTAGAACCTAGAAAGGTTTACCAATGGCTCTAAGAACTCCACCAAGTTGGCTTCAACAGGGATCGCATCCTGCCGAAAATGATCGTCTTGGTCAGCAAGCGCTTTTCAGCACATCAGGCATTTGCACGACTGGATCTCTTTTGGTTGAAGCCCAGTCAAGCCCAAACATGAGTGTCAAGGTTGCGGCTGGATGGGCGGCTATTGTTGGCGATTACACCACTAACATGGGTGTCTATCTCTCTTACAATGACGCAAGCACAAACCTGACAGTCACCAGCGCGGATGCAACTAACCCGCGAATTGACCGCGTGGTCTTGACCGTTTCTGACGCTTATTACACGGGTCTGCTAAACCAAGTTGCTTTCCAAGTGATCGCGGGAACTCCTGCTGGATCACCAACAGCCCCTTCGACCCCGTCAATGTCAATCAGTCTTGCAACTATTGCGGTTGCCGCTGGTGCGACTTCGATCAGTGCGGGAAACATCACTGACACCAGAACCGCTTCTGGTTCCAATTTTGCGGTGTGGACTACGGCACAGCGCCCGTCTGTTCCTGCGGCTGGTATGCATGGCTTTAACACCACTCTGCTATCATTGGAATACTATGACGGCGCGGCTTGGCAATTAGTCGGTGGCGCGGGTGGCGGTTTTGATGCGTTTATGCTCATGGGCGCATAAGAGTTAGGAAAAGAAAATGGCAACCACAACTTACAAGGTGCTGGCTCAGTCAGCGCCATCAGCGACCACTAATACAGATGTTTATACAGTTCCAGCATCTACCCAAGCCGTTGTTTCT